ATTCAGATGGAATGACAATAGATGATGCTAAGAAAACTAAAGGGGCTTTGCTGTTTGGTCGCAACGAAGATAACAAAATTGGTCACGTAGCAATCAGCCTTGGTGATGGTACAACTATGGAGGCGAAGGGTACCGATTATGGAGTAGGTATCTTTAAAGAACGAAACACTTGGACTGATGCTGGAATGCTTCCAGGAATGGGTAGTGGCGACCCAATGGCAGGCGCTCCAACACGGGGTGGGGAGACTAACGTAAAAGTTGGTGGAGCAACTAATGTTACAATTGCTCCTAACATATATGTAACTTCCTCTGGTAATACACAACAAGATGCAAGAAAGATGGCGCAAGAAATTGCCCAAATTATGACAAACGAAATCAAAAAAGAACTATTGAGGAGTAACTAATGACAAACCCAAATACCAACCCTCTTGCTGGTAAGGGAATGATTCAAAACCCTCAATTTATCTACCCTGGTGGAACAAATGATATGTACTATGTCAACAGATCAGACCCCAACAACCCATTACAAGTTACAAGAACTGATTACCCAGTAAAGCGTGGATACGTAAGGCGTTTATTAGAGTTCTACTCTAATAAATCTAATGGGACAGCAACAGATGCTTCTTCCTTGCTTAGAAATATGAAGTGTAACTTTCAATTTAATCCAGAACTTCTTACCAGAAACATTCAATCTGATACCAGTATGCAATTGTTCTTTAATCAAGAACCTAATCAACTAACACAGCCAGTTCCTGGAAAAGCAACCTTTGCTTTTGAATTATTGTTTAATAGAGAAGCAGAAATGAACAGTGGGAAATACTTGGCTGGAAATGTATTGACACAAGGACGTAAAACAAAGAAAAACGCCTCAACTAGAAACGGCGCAGGCGAGATTGATAAAAATTATTATATTGATAATGCGTATGACCCATCATGGGTAACTGAGATTGGGGTTCTTGCTGACATTATGGTTTTAGATGATTTACTTGGAGTTGGCTTGGCTAAAGACGTTTCTGCCGCAATCACGGGACAGCAATTAAAAACAACAGTATTAAAAACAACAAGCGTAGACCCCCTTAAACCCGAAGAACCTGCTAAAGAAAAAACAGTCTATGATCAGGATAGGATTGCATCGTTTTCAGCAAACTTAGGTAATAAAGCATTCTTAGTGCCCCAACCTATACGTGTTGTATTTAGTGATTGGATGATGGTTGAAGGTTTTGTTACTGGAACACAAGTAGATTTTAATAAATTTACTAATGGATACATACCCACCATGTGCAGAGTGTCTGTGCAAATGCAAGCGCTGTATATCGGGTTTACTCAACAAAAAACATTCTTAACCCAAATGCCAATGGCAGATCCTGATAACGGAGCAGATGGTATTGAAGTAATAGACATAAAAACACCTGAAGGTAAAACTCGGCAAGACACAATTGATGGCATGAAAGATTTTATAAAGGACGTTGCTTGGCGGGAAGGAAGTTCTGGTGGTGTTCGCTTAAATAAAATGATAACAGAGAAAGAAAGAACGAAAGTTATGAATTTTGCTGGATCACTCAGCAAGAACGGATTGGTATTTTATGACCAAGTAGGAGCAGGTAAAACAGCAGCATCTGGATTAGCACTTACGTTTAGTGGAACAATAAAAGTATGGTGGAATTCTCATATAACAAACGCAACAAACCAACGAAAAGTAGAGGGTTGTGCAGCAGAGTTTGGTGGAGTTACTCCAATAGTTAAAAAAGGCCCACCTGATGACACGACAACAGAAACATATTCACAGTACGGAACTAAAGATGAACCATTAATTATATCTGTTACAGATCACCCAGCCCTTCTTGCGAGAGGAGAAACGGGGGGAAGTATAATCTATGGAAAAATAAAGACAGGTTTTGGGTTTACTGGCAACCAGTACCGTGGAGAAGATGCAGTTTGGACATGGGCAATCCCAAACGAATTGTCTGCTAGACCATTTGATCAAGATCAATTTAATATTGAACTAGAGATAACTACTTACTGTGTACGATCAACGCTTGCAGCAGTAGAACTTCCACAAAAAATTAGAATGTTAGGCATAATTCCATATTCAGGTGAAATATTTCCACGGCAATTAACGATTGCCAGCAAATGATTACTGTTCTTTCTCGCTACAAATACAACCCTGTTGTACTTGCTGATGGAGCGGTAACCGCATCTCGCAAAACGGTATCCGATGTATACGTGTATTTGTATAGCGTTGGCATTGAAGATACTTTAGAGTCTCTTGCAACAAAATTGTACAATGACCCAATGCAGTGGTGGAGAATTGCTGATGTCAATCCACAGATTGCATTCCCTCTGGACTTGATTCCAGGAACAGAAATACGAATACCACAATGATCACACGATTTCCATTCCAAGACGATCCAATAATCACAAGTAATATTATTGGTGGATCTATACCCGACAGCCAAGTTGCTGCTATTGAACTTTCATACTCGGAAAACAAACATGACATTGCAACAATTACCTATTCGGGTTTTCCTGCTTCAGCCGTTACTGCTTACCGAGGACTTCCTGTAACCATTACTTTGGGAAACACTACGGCTAATGTCATAGTGTTCAATGGGTACATTGCTTATATAGAAATTGGTGCGTATTCACGGATGGGCGCTGTTAATGATTCACTTATTCAAGAAGCAAAAGTCGTATGTTTTGGAACTAGTTATGAAATGAAACCTCCACGCAGTGCTGTTTATAAGAACATTTCTTTACCTAAGTTAGTTAAGAAATTAGCAACAAAGTATAATTTTTCATATTCAGTACCAAATAACCCATATGTGTTTCCAGTGATTGAGCAAAGCAATAAATCAGATTGGGAAGTGCTTGTAGATACTGCTAATAAAATGGGATACTACGTGACTGCTTCAAATGCTCACTTAAATGTTTATGATCCTTTTTCTAATTACTACCGAACACCTCAACCAGTAATCCTAAATTCAGTAGAGGGAGATGACGGAAAGAGCAGAGTTCCTGGAGTAATTATGGAATTTAAAGGAACTTTTGGAGACATTACTCCTGATGGTAATAACTACGATTACTTACTAAAAACATTAACGACTAATGGTAAGACTATCCAAAATTCATCAAACGCATCTGAGTACAGCGGATTAGGCAAACAAGTGCCTAGTAGGTTTGTACAAGAAATAACCATCCAAGCAAACTCAATAAATGCACTAAAGCAACTTACAAATGGGTATGTTAAACAATCAATACCATTCCATGCTGACTTAGTGATTTCAGGAATGTCTAATCTTCGGCCTGGGCATATTGTAAAAATTGAAAAATACAATTCTGAATTTGATGGTTATTGGATAGTTCAAGATGTTAAACACTTAGTTAACGTAGAAAACTATCTTACATACTTGCACATCAAAACCGATTCTACAAATGCAACGCCTGTGTCTGTAAAACAAGGTAAGACATTTGTTTCCCCACCTAACCCAGTATTACAAAATAACTTATGGGCTGCTGAAAAAGAGTTTGAATATGTCTACTAACCTCCATCGGGCAATAGTCTCCTATTCAAACTCCAGCACTGGAGAAATTAAAGTTCGCATACCAGCCAAGTTTGATTCCGATAGCACTTTGAGCATTTCATACATTTCACGAAATAGCATTAATGGAAGTTGGCCCGTTCCAGCCATTGGTTCACAGATAGTGGTAGCAAGTGATGATGACACCTATGCCAATGTGTTTTGGCTTCAAACACAACCAGGAGCAGTATGACAATTATTAAAACACCATTTTCTATTGCCACTTCTGGAAAAGTATCTAACCAAACTGACTTAGAACAAAAAGTGGGGCAGAAGATCCAAGACTATGTGTTGACCCAGGAATTTGAAAGACCCATGAATCCTCGTTATGGTGGAAATAGTCAGTTACTAGTTTTTGAAAACTTTGATGAGTTGGTATTTTCTGAGTACAAAATGGAAGTAATGTTTGGATTACAACTTAATGTCCCTAGTGCGGTTATTACTGATATACGCTTAGTGAGTGGATCTTCAGAAAACACCGTGATGCTTGAGGTTGTTTATGCAGTTCCACCTAATAACATAACCACTAGTACAAGATTTAACTTAGTATCCCCACTATCCCTTACAGAGGAAACCACACTATGAGCACATTTGATTACACCAGCAGGGATTATTTTTCAATTAAAGAAGACCTTTTAGCCAGAGCAGCATCTGTACTTCCCGAGTGGACATCTCGTGACGCTTCAGATTTTGGAATGTTGTTGGTAGATCTTTGGGCGTATATGGGTGACGTACTTCATTATTATGTTGACCGTGCCGCCCAAGAAGCGTTTCTATCCACGGCAACTCAAAGAGAAAGCATCTTAGCAATTGCCAGTCTTCTAGATTACACACCGACTGGAAGAAAACCAGCAACATCTAGTATTACCTTAAATGCCACTAATTCCCTGGCAACTGATTCTTCACCAATCTACATACCCAAGAACACTCGTTTCTTAGCAAACCCATTAACCAGTAACGTAGATGAAGTTGTGTTTACTTCTAACCGTGCTATTGCAATTAACTCTACAGGTACTTCTATTAATGGGTACACAACTTACGCTAAAACTTCTCCAATCCTAGTAACACTTACCGAAGGAGAAATCTTTATTCAATCTTTCACAAGCAACGGAAGCACCGCTCAACAATTTACTTTAAACAAAACTGGTGTTGTTAAATCCTCGGTGTCCGTAGTAGTTGCCGAAGGTGCTGGTGGAACAAACATCACCTACGCATCAATTGATAGGTTTGTAGATGCAACAAACACAGACAATGTATTTACTGTATCCCTTAATGCGGATGATACATCCACCTTAACATTTGGAAATGGAGTGTATGGAAAGATTCCTACAGTAAATGCCCCCGTAACTATCACCTATCGCAAATCTCGTGGAAGTGCGGGCAACGTAGACAAAAATTCAATTACTGAGTTTGAATCATTAACTAATGCGTATGGCCCCGCATACGATGGAATTACCATAACTCCCAACACGTTTACCGCATCAGGTGGAAGTGACAGTGAAAGTATTTCATCGCTTCAAGTAAACATTCCTGCTTCATTTCGCTCACAAGATAGAGCCGTGTCTATTCAAGACTATCGTGATCTTACTTTGCGGGTTCCTGGAATTGTTAAAACAAATACATCGGTTGCGGCTGGAACCGTTGCTAAATCTGGGTACATTACAAACAAATCGGTAAGTGCAAGCGTTGCCACGTTAACAACTAGTGCTGCCCATAACTTAACTGTTGGTGAAACCATTGCCGTATTTGATGTTGATGACATTTTTGATGGAACTTTTATTGTTAAATCTGGATCAACTGGATCAAGTTTGTTGTATGACCTAAACACAAGTAGTGTTGCATCCACAGTTGTATCTGCTTCCGCAACATACCATAACGCCCAAGTTAAGATTTTTGCTTTAGAAAACCAATCTGTATATGATGGCACACTAACAAGTAATCCAACAACAACTCCTTTAAGTTTAGATAGCGAACTTCGTGATTCAATATACAGTTATATTGAGCCAAGACAAATGATTGGCGTAAACACAGTTGTTATACCCAGCGTTGCTTTGAACTACGCAAAGGTAACTGTTACTTTAAACGTCTTGGCAACAAGTGTTCAAGCAAGTGTTATTGATCTAGTTACAACCGCTATTAAATCTTTATTTACGTTTGATTCTGTAACTTTTGGGCAGACAATATCATTAGGAACTTTGTATAGGAAAGTAATTGATGTTGCTGGGGTAGATTATGTAACAGTAGACAGGTTTACTACTGGCTCGTCAGCAGTAATTGATACTGTTGCTTTGTCTCCTGTAGTCAAAGGTGTTAAAGCAGATACAGATAACTTACTGCTACTTTCGGAATTGGTTATTACCACAAGTGGTGGAATCGTATAAACAATGGCATATTCATCTTTTAGACTTAGGCGCACTGATCTTGTAGCCAGTCCCGATTCCAACCCGTTTGGCTCGTATGTTCGTGCTGATGCAACTACAGCACCTTCTGGACAAACTCGGACAGATGCGGATTATGCATTACGAGCAGACTCTTTTGCGTATGTAGCCGTAACAACATTAGATACCATTACATTCTCAGCCACCGCAGTAAACTACACAGATATATCACTTAGTTGGACTCCGTTTACTTTAACAAATAAAACACTAAACGCAAATGGAGTTACAAATCCTTTTGAAGTAGTCATTGTCTACTCTACTACAGGGTTTCCAGAGACAGTAGCCGACGGAA